CTGTACTACGAACACATGATCGAAGGTTCGCCGTATCGCGTGCTCGAACCCAAGGAGCTGTACGATCGGCTGCTCGCGCGTGCGAACCCGGTGTTCGTGCAAGAGGGTTGGCGGATCTTCACCGCATACGCGCTGTACTACAAATTCGAGCGCATCGAGCCGCTCTGCACCGAGCTCGACCTTCGCGATCCACGCACCGGCGAGAGCTGCCGGTACGACATGATCGCGTTCTTCCCTGACGAGGCGCCGATGCGCGTGCCCGGCACGTACATCGTCGAGCACAAGAGCGCTTCGCGATTCGACCATGCGACGCTGGCGGGCTGGCCGAACGATGGCGAGGTTCTCGGGCAGGTCGCGCTCTGGGATCGGCTCGGGCTTGATCGACGGTGGGGTCCGCTCAAGGGCGTGATCGTCAACATCACCGGCAAGCAGAAGGAGCCGCAGTTTCATCGCACGATCGTCGCGCCACCGAGCTGGCAGATCGAGCAGCATCTCTCCGACCTCAAGAAGTGGGAGGGCTTGATCCAGCTCGCACGCAGCACCGACTCATTCCCGCGAGCTCGACAGTCGTGCAATGGACGCTACGGCTTGTGCGACTGGTTCGAGCACTGCGCGACTGGCGATTGAGTGTTGACGACTAACTAGCCCACTACCTACAGCATGAGGTGAGTGGCTGTCAGCCTCACGCGCTAGTGTGGTTTGTGCGTGCGCGTGACCAACAAGAAACGAGGCCCGGCCCCTAAGCCGCCTGATGTGCAGGGCAACGCGTGTTGCCAGTCCATCGGCACCGAGCATCGCTTCGATTGTCGGGTTGCGTCACCAAAGAAACGCGGCGCCGGTCCGTTTCTTCCCACCTACGATCCGCCGACAGAGTTTCTTCGATGCTGTGGCGGCATGCAGGTGCATCGCGCGTACTGCGTCTCGTCGATGCCCGTCGAGCTCCGTGCGCCTACCCCCCACATCACGAGGACCAATGGCTGTTGATCCAATCGAGAAGCCGATGAAGCCTGCGAACCACCGCGCGCTGATCGAAGCACGGCGCGTGCTCTGGCGTAACGACGTGAACCCGGACAAGAGCGTTGATCTGATCGAGACGCTTGCGGCGCTCGTGCGCGAGTACGAGATGAACATGCCAGGCGTGAACGCGCGCGTGAGTAAGCTCATCGATGAGACGCCGTGGGCGTTGGCTGTCAGCCCCGCGTTGTAGAAGTACGGGCGTGGCGAAACAGATTTGCTTCGGTGGCTTCATCCCCTGCCGGGATGAACGTTGCAAAGATCGAATCGACGTTCACCCCGAGCACGTCATCCCATCACAGAAAAACCGAATCGACGCGTGCCCGCGCTGTGATGGGGACGTGTTTCCACTACCCAAGCAGCGTGCTGCATGCACTGCGTGCACCTGGCGCGGTAGTCGCCTCGTCCCGAAGATCAAGAAAGAAGCTCGCCCGCATGCGTGACATCCCGCTCAACGACGCGCCCGGCAAGTTGCCGATCTTCACGATGCTCAACTACGGCGACACCCGTACAGGCAAGACGGAGTTCGGCGCGACGTGGCCGCGCCCGATGATCCTCGCAGATGTCGCCGAGCGTGGCTACACGACGATCAAGACGATGGATCGCGAGAAGTGGTTCGAGCCCAACGTCGAGCCGATGATCAAGGGCATCGAGAACATGAACGATCTGGCGAACATCTTGCCGATCATTCAGGCGCTGATCGCGAGTGGTCGGATCATGACGGTCGTGTTCGATGCGTTCACGTTCTACACCGACTTTTTCCTCAACGGGATCATCGCGACGCAGAGCAAGCCCGACAACCGCGCAGCGTACGGCACGCTCGGGCTACATCTGCGCAAGGTCCGCACGGATCTCCACAGCCTCAAGACGAACGTCGTTTGGAACTGCCTCGCGCGGCACCCCGACACCGACAACCTGAAAGGCGGCCCGATGATTCCGGGCCAGCAGGCGGACAAGTTCGCGGCCGGTGTCGACTTCCTCGTGCATTCACGCATCGAGCAGATCAAGGACGGCGGCAAGATCGTAGGCGAGGAGTTCCAGCTTCGCACGCGCCAGTACAACAGCTACATCTGCGGCAACCGGCTCGGTACGGACGCGCAGTACCTGCCGGATCCGTTCATCGGGACGTACAGCGATCTCATGGTGCAGCTCGGCTACGACGTGGAGGCGCTGCGCAAGTCGCTGCCCTCGCCGAAGATGCCGACGATCGCGGCACCCGTGGTGGTGAAGCCACCCGTCAACAATTCAGCACCGAAAGTGGCAGTTGTGCCGCCGAAGGTGGGGAACAACCCGGTGGCTCACAAGGCCACCAACAACGTGAAGGACTAGAAGCGTCATGGCAAACAACGAAGCACCTGCCGAGTTCACTGATTTCGAGATTCACCAGGATCTCTCCGAGGTCGACGCATGGGGTGGCGAACAGCGCCCGCTCGTGCCAGCTGGCGAGTACCAGCTGACGATCACCCACGTCGAGCAGAAGCCGAGCTCGAACAACAACCCGATGATCGTCGTGACCTTCGAGGTGGCCAGCGGCCCGGAGAAGGGCTCGAAGGTGTGGGGCAACTACGTACTCACGCAGAAGGCGATGGGGCGCATCAAGGCGCTCGTCGTCGCGTGCGGTGGATCGCTCGATGTGATCCGCGCGAGCGAGCTGATGGGTGCCACGATCGAGGCCACCGTCGTGCACAACGAAGGTCAGGCGAAGATCGGTCCCGATGGCAACCCGGGCGCCACACCCGTCTACGCCAACGTGATCAACGAGCGCGCGCCCGAGCAGGCGGCGCCCGCGCCGACGCCGGCCCCGCCGGTCACCCGCGCCACGCAGGCCAAGCCGCAGAACGGCGCCGCGCGGCGGGCGTAAACGACTCGCGGCGCGGCGCGGAGCCTCCTCGACCCTGATCCGCGGTGCGTTTCCCCCCGGGTGCTGCCCCGTCGAGAATGCAGCACGACGAGCCCTTTCGGGGCTCTTCGTCTTTTCGGCGTAGGTAGTGCCGGCTGTGCGATCCCGTCACTACAGGCTGCGCGCCTACGCGCAGTGATTGCGAGATCACTTACGTGCGGGATCTCGTCACGACGTGTTGGCTGCCTGTGGATTGTCGATTTTTCTCGCGTCGATGTTCGCGTGTTGCTTCGAGAAGATCTCACTCCCGCGACTCCACAGGAAAGTCACAGGCATAAAAAGTTGCGCGATCTCGACATCGTACTCTAAGGGTTAGGCATACACGTCTCACTGAGCGTCGGCGCGCGGCGAGACCACTACCATCACAAATTTGCGGTCCCACGGGATCGCGTCCAGGGGGCTGGAATAGATGTCTGAAGTTGAGTCAGGGTCGATCTGTCGTGATGAGCACTGCGACCGCATGGGGGTGCATCCGTGGCATCCAATGGGCGCGAACCGCGAGGTCAAACCACACCACCGGCCAGGCAAAAAGCCGGTGTGGCAGCTCGATGATCCAACCGCGCTAACCGGTGCCGTCGCTCGCGCGACGAGCAAAGCCTACCCGACGCACTTCGCCGCCATCGTGCGCGATGTTCGCGACGACTACGGCACGGTGACGGAGCGAACCGTCTACCGCCACATCAAGAAGCTAGTCGCCCGCGGGCACATCGCGAAGGTCGACATCGGCTTCGCGTTCGCGGCGTACATCCGGCCGGGCAGCCGCATGTTCAAGACCGCGGACGCGATCCGCGACTACATCCTCGGCACCGTCGAGATGACTGCGTGCACGCGCGAGGTTGGCTGATGCCCTACTCCTGCGCTAGTTGCGGGCGCGAGAGCCTGTTGGCTCGAACTCTGCGCTGCGCGCAGTGCCAGCCCACCAAGCCAGTCGATCGCGTGGATGCGCTGCACCATCAGCTCACGCAGCACACGAAGGTGCACCCGAATTGGTTGCTCGTTACGGGATCGTTCGCCTCCGAGGAATTTGATCGCCTCTACTGCACTTGGATCTGCGCGCGCTGGGATGCGGGCGACCCCTGGGTGCGCGAGTGCTGGCCTACACGCCCGGTTGCGCTGCGCGCTTGCTGACTGTCGAATCGTGGTTGTCAGCCCTACGCAGTAGCGTTGGCTGATGCCCTACTCCTGCTACATCTGCGGCTTTACTACATGGTCGTTCCCCACGTCTGGTCCGGTGTACTGCGGGCAGTGCCAGGCGCCTGATGCTGCGAATGCACGCGTGGATGCGCTGTACCATCAGCTCAAGCAGCACATGAAGGTGCACGCGGGTTTTCTAATCGTCGCGGGATCGTTCGCCTCCGAGGAATTTGATCGCCTCTACTGCGCTTGGATCTGCGCGCGCTGGGATGCGGGCGACGACCCCTGGGTGCGCAAGGTCTGGCCTGCGCGACCGGCTGTCAGCCCCACGCAGTAGTGTGCTGGCGATGAGAGACCCACGGATCGCAGAAGCAAAAGCCCGCCTCACCGCGTGGACGATCCCTGAGCTGAGACATGTCTGCGTTGAAGGCATGCTGGCTGGCGGGTGGATCCGCTTCCGGTACGATTGCGACGGGAACATGGAGATCTGCGCGATGTCCGACAACGTGCAGTACATCGAGAAGAAGACCGGGAAGCCTTGCCCGCCGTGGTGGGAGACCAATGCCGCGTGGGATCTCGCGTACGAGCTGGTCCCGAAATCTGATCAGCACATCTCCAAGACGCAACCGATCGGCACCGAGGTAGCACTCGGAGACGTGGCAGGAGTCAGCGGCATGGGCACGGTCATCGAATACGCCGGCAGTTGGTTCACTGTCCGGTACGCGGACGGTCAGGAGCGTTCGATCTCGATGCCAAGGTGCAAGGTATGAATCGCTGGCCTTGCGGGCACGCGCTGCATAGCGCCACGGAAGCCGCGGAATGCGCGGCGTACGCGCGGCGCGATGCACGACACATGCGTTGGTTCACGATGTTTTTCTTTCTCGTGATCGCAGCGATCTTGGTTGGTGTCGAGCTAGGCCGCGCGGCGTGGATCTACGGCGATTGGCGCTGCGCGTTTGCTGACTGTCGCATCGTGGTTGTCAGCCCCGCGCAGTAGCGTGGTTGGCTAGTGGAGGACGAGATCCCGATCAGCTTCGCCCCACTGTATCGTGGGACCGCAGAGGGCGCTGACTGCCCGAGCTGCCCGTTCGCGACGAACGGTGAGCCGACGCGGCCGGTGTTCTCAGAGTTCCCCGAGGATCCTGCGTGGATGGTGATCGGTGAAGGGCCAGGGTTCAACGAGGTCCGGCAGAGCCGCCCGTTCATCGGCGCGGGCGGGCAGGTGGTCGACAAGGTGCTCGTCAAGATCGGGCGCGCGCGGCGTGACCTCTACGTCGGCAACGTGATGCTGTGCATGCCTCCGCAGGGCACACCCGAAGCGGCGCGGCAGCGCGCGGCGATCGCATGCCACCCGCGGCTCGTGCGCGAGCTCGCCGAGTTCCCAGGCAAGCCGATCCTGACCCTCGGCGCAGTGGCTGCGCGTGCGATCATCCCCAAGCCGGCGCTCGATGCGATCGATCCACCCGACGCACCCAAGTCGATCCGCAAATCGCAGAAGCTGCGCCAGCAACCGCAACTGAAGAACGCGATCGCGCGGCGCAAGCAGATCGACAAGATCGGACAACGCCGGCTCAAGAAAATGATCACGCACCTGCGTGGTCAGATCAAAGCCGAGCTGAAAAAGAAGCAACGCGCGCGGCCCGATGAGCCGTACCTGCAAGCCGAGGTTGCCCGCGTCCAGCCACGGATGGAGCTGAAGGCGCGCGAGGACGCGATCAAGGAGTTCGAGCTCGCGGTGAAGACCCGCGATGCGAAGAAGAAGGTCGACGTGCTCAAGCCCAAGGCGAGGAAGCCCAAGCCGATCAAGATCTCGGACATCGTAAGCACGCTGTTCGAGATCAATGTCGACGGTACCGGCCCTCGACCGTTGATCCCGGGCATCCATCCGGCATCGCTGCTCCGCGGGGGTGGCGCGTCGATCGGCGGCTCGCACACGCCCGACCTCGCGTACGTCAACCTGATCTACGACGCTGGCAAGGTCGATGCGCTCTCGAAGGGGAAGGACATCCGGCTCAAGCTCAACGTCGAGTACGAGCTGACCGACGTGGATCGCACGGTCGAGCTGTTCCTCAAGGTCTACCGCGATGCGCTTGAAGAGGACGCATGCTCGCTCGATCTTGAGACCTACGTTGACGACCCGGATCGCCACACCGCGCTGATGGCGTACGTGGCGAAGATCCGCGTGGTCGGGCTCGCGACGCAGAAGCACGCGATCTCGCTAGCGTGGGATCTCTTGCCGTCGTGGTGTCACTCGCTGTTGCAGCTGTTGATCGGCCGCGTCGAGATGACGTACCACAACGGGCTCTACGATCGCACGGTGCTGCTCGCGCAGGGCTTCATCATGGGGCCGCGATGGTTCGACACCTTGCTCGCGCACCACGCAGCGTTCCCGGGCAACTCGCACCGGTTGCAGACGGTGACCGCGCAGTTCTACGGCGTGACGCCGTGGAAGAGCGAGTTTCGTAACGCCGAGGAGAACGGCGAAGACCTCGCGATCTACAACGCGAAGGACACCGGCGGCACGCACGCGCTCCGGGCGCCGCTGACCTTGTGGATGAAGCGCACGAACACGTTGCGCGTCTACGAGCTCGATAAGAAGATGTCCGCGATCGCAAGCGACATGCACATCGCGGGCATGCCGGTGTCGCGCGAGGTCAACTCCGAGCTGCTAGCTACGTTCACGAAGAACGTCGTGGAGTCACGACGCGCCGTCGAGGACATCGCGCGCGATCCTAAGCTGCGCGAGCAGATCTGGCACCACCTGGCACTGCAACAGGCCCGCAAGCAGCGCAAGGTCGACCCCGATGACTTAGAGGCCCGCTACGACGTCCGCCTAGCAGCGATGAAGCTGGATCCCGATTGGAAGTGGAAGATCGGCGCCAGTAAGCACGTCGCGGCGCTGCTCCAAGCGATGGGCGTCGGGCTCTACCAGACCACCGAAGGCGGCGACGTCTCAACGAAAAAGGACGTGCTAGAGGCGCTGACCGAGGTTCCGATCGTTCGCGAGATCCTCACGTTCCGCGAGAACGACAAGCTGCACTCGACGTTCGTGTGGGGCCTCTTCGATCGCACGAACCACACCGGCGAGATCGTGCAATACGGCTACGCCGACGGGAACGATCGCATTCATCCGATCTGGAACGTCCATCGGATCTCGGGCCGCTGGGCCTCACAGTGGCCGGTGGTCTCCAACGTTCCGAAGGACAAGTGGAAAAAGGTTCTCGACTTCGCGCTCTCGGTGCTTCGTGGCAGGCTGGACACGAGCGGCATCATCCCGCCGGCGAAGGGCAGCTTCGAGCTCGACGGGTCGCACTACCGGTTCAGCGATAAGGACAGCTCGTTCTCAAAGATGGTGCGGCCGAACCTGCGTCGGCAGATCCGCGCACCCAAGGGGCGAGTCCTCGTCGGGTTCGACTTCGCGCAGATCGAGGCTCGCGTGATCGCGCTCATCTCGGGCGATCCGTTCCTGTGCGCGATCTTCGCCGAGGGTCGCGACCCGCACATCGAGTGCGCTCGGATCATCTTCGCAGGCTTCGACACGTTCGACAAGGCCACGCAGAAGCAGCTACGTGAGCAGACCAAGCCGATCGAGTACGGGGCGATGTATCTCGCGCAGGTCGAGACGCTGCACAAGCAAATGCTCAAGGAGGGGCATTTGATCAAGCTCGTCGACCTTGCAAAAGCGATCGCGAAGCTGCTCCACGCGATGGCGGGCCTCGTACGTTGGCAGCATCAGACCGTTGCGAACGCGTCGTGCCCTCCGTACGAGGTGAAAGACTTCGTGATCGGCCGCCGCCGTACGTGGCCGATGGGCAACGTTGAGGGCACCGAGGCCGTCAACTTCGGCGTTCAGACCGCGGCGGCGTCGATCATGAACACCGGTATGGCGCAGATGGCCGATCGGATGCACGAGTTCACCCAGGCGCACATGATCGCGCAGATCCATGACGCATGCGTGTTCGAGTGCTGGGAGGACGAGGCTGAGCGGCTCGCTGAGGTGATCAAGGTGGCGTACACGCAAGAGTACGAACGCGACGGCCGAACGATCCCGTTCCCTGTTGACGTGCGGATCGGCCAAGACTGGAGCGAGGTGTGACGCTGTCAGCCCCTCGTCGTACAACCATCAACCATGGAATTCATCGATGGCCGGCTCACACCGGGCACATGCCCGGACTGCCCGCCCACATACATGGGGGTTGTTCATCATGTGGCATGCACGCGGGCAGGTGGTGAGCTGATGCTCGCGCTTCAGGGTGAGCGTGATGCGTTCCTGGCGCAGCTACCAAACCGCCAACACCAAACCTCTGGTGTTGTCACTGATCCGGTGAACCCACCGCACTATCAGGGCGATCTCGTGATGCGCATCATCGAGCACTTCGGGCTCGAAACATCGTTCTATCTCGCGAACCTCATCAAGTACGTGCTGCGCCACGGCAAGAAAGCAGGGCTCGAAGATCTGCGAAAGGCCCGCTGGTATCTCGATCGCGCGATCGCACGCGCCGAAGGCAAACACGTGGAAGGTGTGAAATGACCTGGCCTCAAATCGTCATCACACTCTGGTTTCTCTTGAACGTCGGGTTCGTGGCCATCACTGTCACGCGCGACACGAAGATCAGCGTAACAACCGCTACAACCACTGTGCTGCTGTTCATGGTGGTCTACGGTGCACTTTCGTGGGTTCTGCGTGCAGGAGGTTTCTGGTGAGCGAGGCACAGCGCACGGACATCGAGCTGCTGACCGACGCTGACGGGCACATCTTCGCCCAACAGCCGATCGAAGGTGGCGCATCGATCATCGTGCGCATCATCGCCGATTCGATCACCGACGGCGGCTCGCGGCTCATCACGTGGTGCTGGGAGTACCAGCGGATGATCCACGCGGAGATCATGACGCACCGGGCGCTCAGCCGTAACGCGTCCAGCTCGCGCGCCATCCCGGCGAGCAAGCTGCGCGAGCGCGTGCTCAACGCGCCGGCGATCCCCGTGCACTGGGGGCAGAACCAGGCCGGCATGCAGGCATCAGCTGAGGTGACGGACATCGACGCCGCGCGCGCGTGGTGGCTCGAAGGCCGCGACCTGATGGCAGCGCACCACGCGAAGGGCGAGGCACTGGGGCTGCACAAGCAGATCGTCAACCGGCAGATCGAGCCGTGGATGATGATCTCGACGATCATCTCGGCGACCGACCACTCGAACCTGTTCCATCTTCGCAAGCATGCGATGGCTGAGCCGAACTTTCAGGTGGTTGCGAGCCTCGCGTGGGAGTTGTTCCACAACCACATGCCGGTGTTCATCCAGATCAACGGCTGGCACCTACCCTACGTCAACGCGAGCGACATGGAGGTCTCGAAGAGGACTGAGGATCTGCTCAAGTTGTCGACGGCACGGTGCGCGCGCGTCTCGTACCTCACGCACGATGGCAAGCGTGATCGAGCGAAGGACTTCGAGCTCCACGACACGCTCGCGGCAACGGCAACCAAGGGTGAAGATCCGATGCACGCGTCCCCACTAGAGCACCCGGCGTTGGCGGTCGGTGGGCGCGCTCGGATCGGCAACTTCGAGGGTTGGAAGCAGTACCGAAAGTTCTTCCCACACGAGAACGGCCCCGACGTCAGCGTGCGTTGCTACCGCTGCGGCTGCTGGGGTGGGCGTCACGTTCGGGACTGCCCGTAGCTGTCAGCCCCGCGCTGTAGGGTAGGCGTCGTGGAAGAGCAACCCGTCCTCGTAGACACCGCAGAGCAGACCGCGATCACCAGCTTCGTCGCCAGTGGCAAAGGCAACCTGATCGTGGATGCGCTTGCCGGGACCGGTAAGTGCCTCGGATCCGGTACACCCGTGTTGCTGTTCGATGGGCGTGTGATCCCCGTTGAAGATGTGCGAACCGGGATGCTCTTGATGGGTCCAGATAGCGAGCCACGGCGCGTTCTCACAACAAACATCGGTCGAGGCCCGCTGTATCGCATCAGCCCTGTAAAGGGTGAGTCGTGGGTCTGCAACGACATCCATGTGATGACGTTGACGGGGACCGGTTTCTGGCACGATCAGATCCGTGATGTGCCGCTGAACGAGCATCTTGCAGCATGCGGTGAACAACGCCCAGATCGAAACTGGAAGTTGCTACGCACGGGTGTGAAGTGGCCCGCCCAACCCATCCCGCTGGATCCATACCTCGCAGGACTGTGGCTAGGGGACGGTACCTTTGACTCACCGACGATCACGAATGCTGATCCAGAGGTGGCTGCCTATTGCCGTAAGATTGCGCCGCAGTTGGGTGTTGAGTGTGTGGTCACTGAAACGCCACGCAACAATTCAAACCTGATCCGTTTTCGTTTTGGTGCGAGGGGTACGTTCAACACGCGCACCGAACGCAACGCGTTTCAGGATGCTGTTCAAGCCTTCAAGGTTGACAATGAAAAAGTGATCCCGTGGTGCTACTTGAGCAACTCACGGGAGAATCGACTTGCGTTACTCGCTGGGCTGATCGACACCGATGGGTTTGTCACATCAGGCTGCGTCGAGATCACGTCGAAATACGATCGGCTCGCAGACGCCATTTTGTTCCTTGCACGTTCGCTGGGTTTCGCTGCCTACATGAGCAAGAAGCGCGCAACGATCAAATCGCTGAACTTCGAGGGCGTCTACAACCGCATCATGATCTCAGGCGATATCGACGAGATTCCATGCTTGGTTAAAAGGCGTCAAAGTGCGCCGCGCACGCAGATCAAGCGTGTGACTGTTACGGGGTGGGACGCAGAACCAATCGGCGAGGGCGATTACTATGGCTTCACGCTTGACGGCGATGGCCGATTCTTGCTCGGTGACTTCACGGTCACGCACAACACAACGACGATCATCAAGTCGCTCGCGCAGATCCCTCAGCGCAGCATCTTGATGTGTGCGTTCAACAAGCGGATCGCGATCGAGCTCGAAGCCAAGCTCCCGAAGATGCCCAAGGGTACCGCGGTGCACGTCAAGACGTTTCACGCGATCGGGCTATCGATCGTCAAGCACCACTTTCGGCACCTTCAGGTTTCTGCGCAAGGCACCGAAGAGCTGATCAACCGCGCCGCGGGCAAAGAGATCTCGTTCAAGATGCGGCGTTGCGCAGTGAACTTGCTGCGCATGATCAAGGAGACCCGTGCCGAGCGCATCCCACCAACAGCCGATGAAGCGCACGCGATCGGGCTCGAATACGCGTTGTTCAAGACGCTCAATGAAGTTGAGATCAGCCTGTGCATCGAGGCTGTACGTGACGCGTACATCCTCAGCGCGAACTTGAACGAGCGCGCGACGATCGATTTCTGCGACATGGTGTGGGCCGCCGCCACGCTCGACCTCGCACCGCCGTCACGGTATCAGGCGATCTTCGTAGACGAGTTGCAGGACATCTCCGAACCGCAGCTCAAGCTGCTGCTCAAGCTGATGGTCCCAGGCACCGGACGGTTCATCGGTGTCGGTGACAAGAACCAGCAAATCTATGGCTGGCGTGGCTCGATGGGCGCCAAGGTGTGGAAGGTTGCGCACGATCAGCTGGGCTCGACGTTCCTACCGCTCACGATGACGTGGCGCTGCTCGGCGGCCATCGTGAAGGAAGCGAACGGGATCGTCCCACAACTGCGCGCCCGCCCGAACGCACCCGCCGGGCACGTTGTTGATACGAAGTGGTTGGCGTTGCCTGCGGCGATTCGGGCTGGCGTGCCGATCGCGCACGGCAAGCACACGTTCGTACTTTCACGGACCAACGCGAGCCTGCTCGACGTCGCACTGTACCTGTGGCGTGAACGCGTCCAGTTCGAGCTCAGCGGGGGTGAGGATGTGCTTGAGCCGTTGTTCAGCATCCTCGACAAGCTCGATCTGCAAAGCGAGGAGACGTATCGAAAGACGCTCGCGAAGTGGGTGGATGAGGAGCTAGCGCGGGCCGAGAAGCTCAACGCCACGGCCTACGCGGATCGCGTCGAGGAGCAGTTCAACATGCTTCAGATCGCGATCACGTACACCAAGCCGAAGATGGTGCGGAAGCTGCTCACCGACCTCATGGTGCCGAACAGCGCCGGTGTGCTGCTCTCGACGGTACACAAGGTCAAGGGCCTCGAAGCGGAGCGGGTGTTCCTGCTCAAGCAAACGTTCGCGCGGTACGCGAAACGCCCATGCTTCACGTGCCGCGGTAAAGTGAGCCCAGGTTGCGGAGTCTGCCACGGCACCGGTTTCTTCAAGGAAGAGAAGATTCCGCAGGAGGAGCTCAACATCGAGTACGTCGCGATCACGCGCGCGAAGAGCCGGCTCGTGTGGGTCGATATCGAAGATCGATTCACAATCACGGAAGCCACTGAGGATCCGCTCTTGGCGGTCGTGCGCCATCAGCTCGGTGTCGTCTCCGAGCGTGATCAGCTGATCGCAGCGGTGGGTCGGTTCGAGAACGGCGGCATGCCGCATGCGATGGCAGAAGGCTTTGCCGATCCGCCGCGGGGTGACCATGCACGCGACACAATGATGACGGACTTCTACGAGTCTGAGGAGCCGTGACTCGACCGTGCTTTCGCCCGGGGTGTGCACACACCACGGATGAACCATGCTTGCGTGGTCCTGCGCTGCGAGATGCCAACGCGAACCGTGATCGAGCCCCGCTGTGCACGAAGGTCGCGCGGTGCATCTTGCCCGCAGATCACGCAGACAGCTGTGCGATCGCCGAGCCGCGTGAGATCGCGCCGAATCTGTTCGATAAAGGAAAAATCAAGTGACGCAAAGTCGACGCCCGAAGGAAGAGACATCGTGGTCGGACGCATACTGCACGCCGCTTTGGTACGCGAAGCGCCTCCCGCACCGTGACTTCGACCCGTGCTCGAACCCGCGCACGAACATCCTCACCGACTGGTCGTTCTCGCTGGAGAAGGGCTACGACGGGCTCAAGATGCCATGGCGCGGCGCCGGGTTCGTCAACTGGCCGTACAGCTTCCCCGGCCCGTGGGCTGAGAAGGCGCAGCACGAGATGAAGATCGGCAACTGCACCGATCTCATCGTCCTCTGCAAGCTCGACCCGTCACCTGACTGGTGGGACGTCATCATCGAGCCCACGCTCGGCACGCTCGACCGTTGGGACCACATGCGGCGGATCCAGTTTGACGAGCACCCCGAGGCGATCGCGGAGCGGCTATGGCTGCGCATGGAGGCACAAGCGCGGAAGGAAGCCGGCGAGCTCAACGTCAAGGTACCGCCGAAGAAGATCTCGAACAACTTCGCATCGACGACGCTGCATCACCGGCACCAGGATGCACCGCTGCTCAACTTCTGGGACGTCGCGACGTTGTGGCGCCGGCTCGACGGTACCTACCCAGCGGATCTCGTGAACCGGCCTTGAGCGCATGAGCAAGCACCAGACACGCCGGTCGCTCAGCTTCGAGCGTCGCTTGCACGAGATCACGACGCAACATGCAGCGGCGCTCAAGCAGTCGACGTCGCACTACGTATCAGAGTTGATTCGACGTGATCTGATCGCGGCGGGTATCGAAGTCCCGGCGGCACCGCTGCATGTCGTTATCGACGATGAGCGTGTGGGTCGCTGGTGGTGCAAGCCCAAGCCGCTGAAGCCACCGAAGCCACCAAAGCCACCGAAACCAGAAAAGCTACTGGTAGAGCGCCCTGAAAAGCCACCGAGACCGCCGAAGCCGGAACCGCCATCGTGCTGGTGGTGCCGCAAAGGGTTTGCGGTGCACGAAACGGCGATCATGATCCGCGACCGCACACTACACGCGCGGTGCGCGCGGCAAGCCAGGCTGTAACCGGTTGACGTTTCTACGGTCGCTGTGTGATCGTCTGGTCAAGGAGAATTCACATGGCAAAGCGCAAGAGCACCAAGAGCTGCAAGTTCGGCAAGGTTTCCCGTGGCAAGCGTAAGGGGCAGTGCCTCAAGTCACGCAAGACGCGCCGCAAGCGCTAGTCGCTAGCCGGCTGCGTTGAGCTCGCCCGGAGGCGGCGCAGCGATCTGCGTTCAACCAAAGGAGCGAGCCCATGCACCTGATCACGACCTACGATTCGACCAATGAATTTTCTCCTGGGGACCCTGGACAGCGTGTCCGTGACGTCTACGTTCAGGGGAGCCCCGGCGGGTACCAGTCGTTTGCCTGGAACCGCGTCGCGACCGACTCTCAGCTGAGCGGGCTCGGCCTGTCGTGGGCCGGCCTGCCGATCTGGGCGCAGGTCGCGATCGTCGCTGCGGGTGCGGTCGCCACCGGCTACTTCGGCATGTCGAAGTTCGGTGACAGCCACATCAAGCCCGCGCTGCGCAAGGTCGGCGTCAACCTCGCCGGCCCGCGCACGCGTCGGCGGCGCTAGTGCTGATCCAGCACAACCAGGTCGGGACAATGATGCGCCGCCGTGGTGGCCTCGGCTCGCCGTCGTACGACCTCGCCAAGCAGCTTGTTGGGCTGCTCGAAGAGAACGACTACCCGTCGGCGGTGGCGATCCTCAGCGGCTTGTCCGCGGTCGAGCTCCAAACCGTTGCGACCAAGGCGATCGCGCTCGGCGCTGACCCGAGCGCGGTGCGCGGCCTCATCGCGACCCTCGGGCAGAACGAGATCATCGAGGTCACCGGCTCGGCGCCGCTCATCCGTGCGATCGGTCAGCCGCTCCCGTTGTGGCTCAAGATCCTGCTCGGCGCGGGCGTCGTGTTCGCGGCGGCGTGGGCCTACAAGAAGTGGAGGAAGTGATGGCTCGCAAGCGCTACAAGCCCTCGGTGGGTGCGATCTGCAAGATCGGCACGCTCGCACACAACAGGCAGTTCACCGCGGCCGAGCTGCGCGAGTACAGCGGGCGCAGCTATGGCGGCCCCCAGCTGATCTCGTGGCTGCGTAAGCACGGCCACATCGAGACTGTCGGGCGTGGCAAGCTCTACCCGACGGCCAAGGGATGGAAGATGATCGAGTCGGCGTGCACGAAGCGGAAGCGCTGATGCCGATGATCATGTCCCTCGAAGGGCCGCGCGCAACCGTCGCCGATGCGATGCGCAGCGAGCTCTACCGCGCCACGCCGCGCTCGATCTACCGGCTCGGGCTCGGCGCGTCCGACATCTGGTACAAGTTCGGCATGTCGCCCACGATCTGGACCGGCATCTTCGGCGTCCTCGCTGGCGCCTGGCTCGCGAGCTCGAAGTCGGGCTTCGCGAAGAACGTTCGTAACCGTGTAGGTGGTCGCTAACCATGGCTCGCAAGAAAACGCCGAAGGCAAACATCCACTGGCACCAGATCAAGCCAGGCATGTGCGTGCGCGACGAGGGTAGCTACTTCTCGGTGCAGGTCACCAAGACGAAGCGCGCCGTCGCGAACTGGTCGTCGACCGATGCTCGTCAGGCGCAGAACGATCTGAAGCACCGCGCGTCGACCGGCGTCTACTGCCTCCGTAAGTAATCATGGCGGTGTGGCGGCGATACCGGCGTCCGGCCTGGCTCGACGTGCTCGCTGCACAAGGGTCGGGGCTCGGCCGTCCGTCGGTGCCTGCGCCGGCGCCTGCCCGCTGGTGGATGCAGCCTGTCAAGAGCGAGCCTGACCTCAAGGCGTGCTTCTCGACGAAGACGGCGGCGCTCAAGTCGTTCATCGAGGCGAACCGCCAGCTGATCGACGAGTACGGCGGCCTCGACTATCAGGTGAGCCCGTCGGAGTTCGACGCGATCAACCATCGCTACGGGCTGCACAAGGGCCGCGCGGTGCGCACGATCGCCGACGCGCTGTGGGCGGCGATGCCTGCGGGCAAGCCGTTCTGCCTCGACCGCATCGACCTCGAAGTGCTCAACGACACGAGCCCGGCGCGCCAGCGCGCAGACGCCGCGTTCCGGCTACCCGACGAGGTTTACAGCAACCCAGACGCGATCGCGGCGGAAGGGGCGGCATACTACCGCGACATCGAGGCTCGCACCGACGAGGACGCGCCGCGCGAGGAGTGGGCGCCCGACGCGCCCCGACCGACCAAGCTGCGCCGCAACCGCGGTGATGACCCGGCCGCGCGGGCGTTCATCGATGAGGCGGATGAGACCGCAGCCGTGTACGCCACCGCGGCCCGCGATGCGACCTGGCGACCCAAGCGCAAGCGGCGATCGACCCCCCGCGAGGCGGCCCCTGTCGAGCTCGCCCCGCGAAAGCCGCCCGGTAACCGCAAACCCGTGCGAAAAAAGAGAACCCACATGGCGAAGCGCATCGACGATTCACACCAGCCGTTCAAGCGTGTTCGCAAGATCGGCCCCGGCCCGAAGCGCCACCCACCCGTGCTCGAAGTGAAGCAGTGGAGGTGCCGCAAGGGCAAGAAGAAGTACACGCAGGTCTGCACCTGGATCGGTGGTGGCGAGAAGCGCGCGCCGACGATCAACCGCATGAACAAGGCGAAGAAGAAGAAGTACAACAAGCTCTACCGCGCGTGGGCGAAGAAGAACCGCGGCACGAAGGGCGGCCGGCGCGCGAGCTACCGTTGCCGCAAGACGCGCAACACGACCTGCAAGTAGCCCGAGGCTGATCAGCGGATTCCTGGAAACCCCGGGGTTGGGGTAGGCTGGAGTGGTGGACCGCAAGATCGAGGTAAGCCCCGCACTGATCGGTGTCGGTGCGTGCGTGGCCCTCACCTGGGTTGCGGTCCTGTGGACCATCTTTCGGAAGCCATTGAGCTCCGTTCCGCCGATCAACATCTGGAACGTCAACGGTGGCGACACCTCGCGGAGCCTCGCGGTCCCGCAGCTGATGGCGCCCCCACCGGCGACGGCGCCGCAGCAGACACCGGCGATGGCAGCAGCCGATCGCAGCTCGCGATCGAGCGCGCTCGCGACCTACCAGCTCAGCACCTCGAACCCGTCACGGCTCGCCACAGCCGCCGGTCCGCGGTTCTGGGTCGCCGAAGTCCGCACCGTCGGCCCCCCGGGCTCGTTCGCGATCGTCTCGCTCGTCGCGAACGCGCTCACGCAGGGCAACGTGCCCGGCTACGACGCGATCGTGATCCCGGCGGGCGGTAGCGAGCGAATCCGGCTCGCGCCCGGTCAGGCGCTGTTCGGCGTCGGCAACGTCAACAATACGGTCGTCTCGGTGAACTGCTCCGAGGAGTACCCTGCGTCGTGAGTGGCGGCCTCGTCAGTGGCGCCGCAGTCCGTGATCAGACGCCCGACGCCGATGACCAAGGCATGGTCGTCCGTCCGATCGGTACGGTCACCGTACTGGACCCGGCAGCGCTCGGTGCATCCTCGACCGTTGCGGCGAGCTTGATCGCCGTCACCCTGCTCGCGGCGAACACGTCACGGCTTGGCTTCACGATCTACAACACGTCGCTCGCCGACACGTTGTACGTCCTCGTCGGTGCGGGCGTCGTGTCGGCAACTTCGTTCACGGTTGCGCTCGTTCCGGGGGCGTATTACGAGAGCCCGGTGCGCTACGTTGGCGGGGTGACGGGCGTCTGGGATCCGGCAGCTACCGGCGACGCACTCATCACTGAATTTACACCGGTGCCCTGATGCCTCTGTTCCCGCCCCCATTCGTGATCGGTCTCATCGCCATCTCGGCCGTCGGATCGTCTGTGTCATCAGGCACGGTCGTTTTCTCGAACTCGAACAACGTCACGTTCGGGATGTCGGGCGCGACGATCACAGCCTCAGTCGCAGGCGGTGGTGGTGGTGGGATCGCGGCGGCGGCAGGCACGCAGACCGCAATCACGGGCACGATCGTGCTCGCCAACTCCAACGGCATCAGCTTTGGAATGAGCGGCAGCTCGCAGATCACCGCCAGCTTCTCGACGCTCATCTACTCGAACAGCCACAACGTCTCGTTTGGGATCGTTGGCTCGACGCTCACAGCATCGGTGGTGGTCCCCGCGCAGTCGACCGGCCCCGCTGCTTTGAGCGCCGGCACGACGCAGGCGACGAGCGGTACGATCTCGTTCGCTGACTCGAACGGCGTCTCGTTCGGGCTCGACGGGCAGACGATCACTGCATCGATCTTGCCGCCGACCCCAGAGACCCCGTTCGCCGTGTCAGCTAACGGCGGCTCACAGAGCACCGGCACCATCACGTTCGCGAACGGCGGCAACGTGTCGTTCGGCTACGCGGCGGGTGTGATCACCGCGACGGCGACGTTTCCTGCGCAGACCGCATTCGTTCTATCGAACAGCAACAACGTCAGCTTTGGCACGAACGGCTCGACGGTCACCGCGAACGCGACGTTCCCTGCGGAGACACCGTTTGGTGTCAGCGCTGGAACGCAGAGCGCATCCACCGGCACGCTCGTGTTCTCGAACTCCAACGGCGTCACGTTCGGGATGTCGGGGAGCTCGCGGATCACGGCCAGCGTTGACGCGATCAAGTCGATCTCGGGCGGCACCACGCGCGCAAGTGGTGGCGAGGTCGTGTTCTCGAACTCGAACGGCGTGTCGTTTGGCCTCGACGGGAACACGATGACGGCCAGCGTTGACGCTGGCGTGACGCTGAATTACTGGAATCCGCAAGACGCATACGCGCAGGTAACCGGCAACCAAGGCCAGGCGACGTTGCACGTGCAGCCCGGTCAGGCCCCCAACGTCACCTTCGATCGGGTGATCGTCCCGGTCTACTTCTCGGGCGCGTCGAACTCCACGATGACGCTCTCGTATACGCAGCTGTGGGGCGTGTTCACGCGCACAGGCTCGACATTGTCACAGCTGATGTCGACGTCGATCACCGGAACGTTGGGTCACTCAGGTAACGTGAACTCGGCGCTGAACAACGGCGTTCGGTTGTTGACCATCCCTTTTGCGAGCTCGCTGTCAGCCGATCAATACTACTTCGTGAACATGCAGCGCTCATCGAGCAGCAGCGCCAACGCGACCTTCGCGCAGATACTTGCGAGCCAGCTGAACTCGAACTTTTCGGGAATCCTCGGGGTGGCTAGCAACGCCACCATTCAGTACACGCGCGGGCTCGGCGTTTACACCGCGTCCTCGACGGGGATTCCGGTCTCAATCGCATTCTCGCAGATCAACGGATCCAACTCGTTGGTGCTGCGCCAACCCATCTTCTACGTCGCCAACGGAACCTTCTAGGTCGCCAGTCGGGTACCAGGATCACATGAACAAGCGCCAAGAACTCGAAGCCGCCAGGAACATGGAGCCCGACTGCGCCTACGGAGCAGTAGGGGCCGGGAGGTACACGCGGGGGGTCAGCGAACGTCGCGAAGCGCACACTGCTCGGACCCAGGTGTCCCGTGTTCTTCTCGACCGCGATCCGAGTGAGGGGGCACTGCGATCGCCGGCGCCGCTCCGATACCCGAGCGCTCAATCACCGATCACAATCGAGGTCGTGCGCCAAGAAGATGGGTTGTCGTTTCGGCTCAAGGCCGATAGTCACCGGCGGTTGCAGGCTCAGGGGATCGCGCTGCCGCCGGTCGGGTCGATTCACATCGGCACCACGATGCGCGACGACTTCGAGACCGTTCATGATCCCTTCGCGCGTCACGTCGCGCCGCTGTTGACGAACATGCCGCTGGATCAGCTTGTCGTCCTCGGTGGTGTGCAGTTCGTCTCAGCGGGAAGTAGCGATGTCATTTGGGAGCTGAGGTCGTTGCTGACGTTGGTCGACAAGGCCAAGTCGCACGAGCTGGACCCCACCATCTAGATCGGGTCGCGCATCGTACCGGCGCACGTGCAGTTCGAGCGGTGCCGCGCAAGCATCTCGCACAGCGGGTCGCGCCTGGCCTCGACGACTTCGAGCTCGGGCTCGGGCTCGGGCTCGGGCAGCACGCCGAACGCCTGTGCTTCTGCGGCTGTCATCGGTTGCGCGAACGGGTGCGCACACGGACCGTCATGATGGTCATCCTCACGCGTGCAGGGCGCGAAGCCTGGCGGGGTGAAGCCATGGCCACTCGGCAGTGACTCAACGTCGGTCGGTTCACCATCAAGGCGGATCTCGAAGTCGTCGAAGTCGGCTGGGCTCGGCATGGCTCCGAGGCTACTACAGCGCTTCGCGCATCGCACCGGTGCAAATTGCACTCGCGGTCGTCTCACCTGCGCGGGTTCGCGCTCGCTGTGACGTCACCGCGCGTTGTACGCTACAGGCATGATCCGCGTTCCGCTCTGGTTCGGCCTCCTTGCGGGCGCGGCGACGGCTGGCCTCGCGATCGCCGCGGTGGCATCGCAGCCTCAGCGTCGGCGCGGGCCGCTCGGGGGTTGGCGTGATGACTACGATCGCGCCTCCGCAGCGCCCGAAGAGCATGCTGACGAGCTCAAGGGCTTCCGAAAGATGGTCCACAGG